AAGTAATGGTGTCGATCTCGTCACGAACCTTCTCGTTATTCAGCATGAGGTAGATGAACTGCGCGATCTCAATGTTATCGACCGTGATCGCGGGCTCATCGTCACGCGTGATGACCAAGTTCTGCTGCTTGGCATTCTCCAGTTTAAGACGCCACGCGGATATGCCGTAAACGTAAGAGCCGGTGAGGTCAGCGCCCGTAAGGTCCGTGTCCACCAGGGCGGCAGCCTCGAGGCTCGCCCCGCGGAGGTCCGCCTCCGTGAGGCTCACGTCCAAGATGTGCGCCCTGCCGAGGAGAGCATCTCTGAGGTTCGCGCGGGTAAGGTCCGCTTTGCGGAGGTCCGCCCGCCTGATGTTCGCCTCGCTGAGGTTCGCCCGCCTGAGGTTCACCCGCCTGAGGTTCGTCCCGATGAGGTTTGCCCTGCTCAGGTCCGCCCCTCTGAGGTTCGCCTCGCGGAGCCTCGCCTGCCACAGTTTCGCCCGCCTGAGGTTCGCCCCGCGGAGGTTCGCGTTGCTCAGCTCCGCCTCGCTGATGTCCGCCTCGCTGAGGTTCACCCGCCTGAGATTCGCCCGCCTGAGGTTCGCCCCGCGGAGGTCCGCCTCGCGCAGGTCTGGATCGATGTTGGGGTTCTTGTCACGCCACGCGTTCCAGGCGGCCGCTCCCTGCTTGAGCAATGCGACGTGCTCGTCGTTCGCCATGGGAGCATCCCGGTGCCGATGCCGATCTTCAGCGGGATGCGGGTTGTACTTCCTTGGCAAGTTGAACACGGCGGCAATGAGATTTCGGTCTTTGCTATGAGTAAGCCTTGCCCTCGCATCCGATGTCGTCATCCATTCAACCGCGTCAATTTCCCCGCCGTCGACCGGCTTTGGCGCGGAAGATGCCGAAACCTTCATTATGTAGTAAGATACCTCCTTCGGTCGCCTACCCGCGCGGTAGCGCGTCTTGCCCGCATACTTCACAATCTCCACGTCGTAGCCCGTCTCTTCCTTCACCTCCCTCAGGGCCGTCGTGCGCAAATCCTCTTTATCTTTTTTCTTTCCCTTCGGTAGGCCGACGTCGCCGCCGTAGCGACGCCGCCGAACGAGAATAATCTTTCCAGCATTCGCGCCTTCACCTCGGACAATCCCGCCAGCGGCAAGAATGGGATCGACGCCTCGCTGCTTTTTCAATTTGCGTTTCCCATTGGGTCCTGACAACGCGGCAAGCTCATGCTGATCCTGGCTCGGATTATGATGACTTTTCAAGCAGTTCAACGGAAATGCTTTGGGGTTTTCTCAACTTCGGCCGCCGTGAATCCAGCGCCGCCTGTCATCCGCTCGATAGCTTCCTCAACCGGGATTCCCCGGATGACTCCCGAACCGGCGTGAATATTCACGCCTTTCCGGCCTTGTAGCAAGACTGACGCGAGGTATGGATGCTATCAGCAGCTCGGGCAGCCCGAACGATGCTCGAGGGGCTGATCTAGCTATTTTCACTGGCATCTGGACGCATTCCTCCTGTCGATTGCGCTTGAACGCGTGACAATCAAACGCTTCATGCTGGCGCGGGCGGTGGCTGCGGCCGTAGCTCCGTGATGAGCCGCAGAATCTCCTGGAACATCTGTCGGGGGGCCCGCGCGGCCCTAACCGAGGTCATCGAGGACCAGATGGCCTTGGCGGTCGATCGCCTGCGGCGGTCGGGCGCGTCCTCGGCCTCGAGCCCCTCGAGATCAATGGCCTACCCCTGATGATCCCTGCGCACTGTTTGCCGGAAAAATCTCAGACGCCCGGTATGGCTGGGTTGACGATCGGAGCATGCATCGGATGATGGATATGGATCTCAGAAAGCGGCCTGATCGGCGCCTGTCCAAACAGGGACTTGATGTGATCGACGAGGTCCTGGCAAACGACTTTGTCCGCAGTCTCATCGTTCACGCCGACCTCGAACGTTCCACCGATGACGAGATGATCGGTGCGCGGAAACATGTATCCGTTCTGGCCATAGAGATATTGCAGATTTGGCTGCGCCGGCAGCATCGCCAATTGGCCCTTGATGGGAGCCATCTTGGGGTCGCTCCACAGCGTCATCGCGCCCAACCCGGTGCAATTGATGATGATGTTCTCTGTCAAAGACGTCAGGATATGGGATCTGCTCGTGAATTCCTTGTGCACGAAAGCGACCTGATTTGCCCGCAAATCCGCTTCAAGTCGCGGAAGGAAAATTGGCGGTTCTATCAGCAGGGTTTGATATTCGAATCCGGGTTGGGTGTGTCCTTCGAAGGGCATTCGCGGCAGCGGGACCGGGTCGGGGATGAGACCGGGCGCCAACTGCAGCACGATATCGAGATTGTGCGATCGGGTAGCGGTGTAGTTCGGCCGCAGTGAAACGCCGAAGCCCTGGCCAATGCTGTTCTTGAACGTCGTATAGGAGGCCCTGATGATCTCCCCGAGTTCTTGCTCCTTGCCCCTGAATTCGACGACCGAGACGGCCCATTGTCCGCCCGCCTTGGAGGAAGTGGTCTCGTTCGGCTTGCGATCCGAATAAATCTTGACGGTAAGTCCCAAACCGCGCAGCAGCGTCGCGGCCGTCATGCCCATCACGCCGGCGCCCAGCACGGCGGCCTTTGTGTCATGGGATGTAACGAGATGTTGCTGGACGATGTCGCGCACCTTGGCGGCGCAACCCCAGCTCAATGTTATGCCGGCACCGCCGTGCCCGTAATTGTGGACGATGAATTTGCCGGAGATGGTCTCGGCGTCGAGGCGATATGAGGAGTTGCGATAGGGTCTCACGCCGGCGATGCATGCGCCCGGTGCATTGGGGTTAAACGTGAAGTTGGGTGTTGGTAGATTGGGGGTCGCTGGCACTACAGTTTCTCACAAAGGAGTAGTAGTTGGGTCGATACAGTGAGCGATCGAAGCGTCGCTGCAACTCATACTACCGGTCGGTGCACCAGCCGCCTACAACTAAAGCATTTCCGATCCAAAACGTATGTGGTATCGGCTCCCAACGGGTGCCTTGCCAATCAAACTCGTCCACGTCTGAGATCCTCTACCCGCGGGCATTATACATGAAGCCGACCTTACCTTATACATGAAGCCGACCTTACCTTTCGGCGGCTCCTTATGTTTGATCCAAGATGTTTGATCCAAGCGGTTGCCCACTCCAACGCATTCTGATCCATACACATGGGGTCAGGCCCGGGGGTAGCCGGGTTATCCGCCATAGACGTTAAGTTATTCGTACCCTTGCGGAGAAAAGCGTCAATACGTCCCCCGTTCCGCTGCTCGGCAATCGCGGCCTTGGTCCACTCGCCGTGACGGTATTGCCCATTCCGCTTGCCAGGGGTCGCCCCTCAGCCTGATTGCGGGGCCTGCTCAGAGGATTTTGACATTCAGCAGCGGCTCGTCAGGCTTTGGGTATAGTGCGACGTAGTCAATGGGCGGGGGGCGGAAGGCACCAGGTTCGAGTTTCGGCACGCCTCCCGGAGCCCACTTGTCCAAGAGCTGACCGGCGAGGCCCAGCGCGTCGACCTGGTCATCATGCTTACCCCTTGGAAAGGCCAGCAGCTCTCCCTTCAGGTCCGCTAGCCATGGCGCACGGGCAGGCACGTACAAGCCCTCCAGCTCCATGCGGCCACGGATGCTCTGTGCTCGAACCGCTTTGTCGTGGCGTGTCGGAAACTGCTCGCGCTTTGTATATGCCTGCCGTTCTCTGGCCCGTGCCGTTATGAAAGGACCAACGCCGCTCGTGATCTGCGTCTTTTCTTCCGCCCAGAAGATAGGCTTCCATTTTATAACTAGGTCGCAGTACGCCTCGATCCACACATTGGACGAGGTCTGCTGCCGCCAGAGGTCGAGCAAAAACATCCGCCGCTTCGGATCGATGCCAATCACCACATGCACGGTGTAGTCGCCGCCGTTGGAGGTGACGGCGTAGTCGGATGCGCCATAGACGTTCAGGACGCTGCGTGGCGGAAGGTCGAGGACCGGAATGAGCCAGTCCTCCTTGAAGTACGAGCCGACCTCTTGTGTGGGTTCCTGCTGATAGAGGGCGACCCAGTCCTGTGCAGTCGTGTTCGCCTTGATGCGGGCCAGCGCCTCGCTATCGAACTTCTCCGGCCACAACGCCCCGCCCGACGCTGATAGAGCTTTAAGCTCAACGACCGTCCACTGGTCACCGCCGGCAGCTTGTTGAGCGAGCAGCCGTCCCTGTAGGTCATCCTGATGTGTCCTATGGCCGATGATAACGATGGTTCCCTTGCGTTCGAGGCGGTTGTAGAGCGTGCCCGTGTACCAACTATAAAGCTCGCGGCGAATGGGCTCCGAGCGCGCGTCTGCCATTGAGCTGAAGGGGTCGTCGATCAGCGCTATGTGCGCTCCGCGTCCGTAGAGCGCGCCGCCAACGCCGACGGCGTAATAGCTGCCGCCTTGCGCCGTGTTCCAACGTCCGCGCGCCTGGCTATCTTCGGCGAGTTGCACGTCAAACACCTGCGCATATTCTTCCGATTTCATCAGGTTCCGCACCTCGCGGCCAAAATCTTCGGCGAGCGCAAAGCTCGCAGATGCAGAAATGAAGTGCTGTTCGGGATGCCGGCCCAAGTACCAAGCGGGAAAACGCCGGCTGGCCAATTCGGATTTCCCGTGTCTCGGTGGCACCAGCAGCATTAGCCGGTCGATCTCACCGCGCTCGACACGTTCGAGCTGCTCGGCGATTTGCCTATGCAGGCCTGCAGGCTCGTATCTGGGATACGTGTAGCAGGTGAAGTCAATTAAGCTTCGAGCCGACGCTCGGCGTGTCGCTTCCCGCTGGGCTGCCTTCTCCAGCCCGAGCAGTGAGTGACCGTCTAACGTCGACAAGGAGCGTGCTAAGCTCTTCATCGCTCATCCCATCAAAAGCGTTTGCGCTCTTGAAATGAAGTTCTCTCGGTAGGATTGACGCAATTACCTTCAGATAAATTTCCGGCCGCGCTTCACGCACCTTCTCGATGACAGCCGGCCCGTGCTTCGCGAAGTCGTCGTGTAGCGCGAGGATGAATTTCTCATTGAGCTTATTGCGGCTGCCTAGGGGCGGCCCTTTGGGTTGCCGGAGTGGCCGGGCTGCCACTGCGGAGCCGATGGTTTCGGACGGGCCATTGGATTTCCTATTCTGGTGAACAGAACGACGTTCTGTATAACAGAACAAAGCCGGAACGGCAAGGCGGTCTTACGGCCCGAGTGAAATCGTGCGAGTTACCGGGACGAGTTAGGTCACGCGCCTTTTTCGCGCGGGGGCTATGTCAGGCCGCCGATGCTTGCGGCGGCGAAAGGGCGGCTGATGCGCTGCACCGTGCCCGGATTGACCCCAAACTGTTTGGCAATAACGCGCACACCGGGCCGGCCAGGGAGCGCCAGGGCCTCACGGATTCGCTTTTCGAGCGCAGGGGCAATCGAGGGCCGTCCGAGACGTTTACCTTCACTCCGAGCACGCGCAAGCCCGGCACGGACTCGTTCAGCGATCATCGCCCGCTCAAATTCGGCAAAAACACCCATCATTTGAAACATCGCCTTACCCGCGGGCGTTGTGGTGTCGAGGCCCTGTTGACGCAGGAAGAGGTCGATCCTGAGCGCGTGCAGCTCGGAGAGGAAGCCAACTAAATCCTGCAGACTGCGGCCCAGCCGATCGACCGACCAGGCCATAACCACGTCAAATTCCCGCCGTGCGGCGTCACGGCACAACTTGTCGAAGGCCGGACGCTTGTCCCGCCCCTTGGCACCGCTAATCCCATGGTCCTTGTAGACCTTGACGATCTCACAACCCATGCGGTCAGCGATCTCGCGCAATTCACGCTCCTGATTGGCCGTGGTCTGATCCAGGGTGGAGACCCGAAGGTAGATAACCGCTCGACGCATGGCTCAATCCCTCCCATTTGGGAAGAGCACTAATCAAGCATCCAAAATGACGCGTTTTGTTGGGATTTCGGCAATGCAATTTCGAAGGGTTTTTTCGTACACCGTGGTGTGGCTCGTTGCTACGCTCATCCTTCAGCAGCCATAGCATCGGCCGCCACTCGACGGCAGGCGCTGGAGTTGCGGCACCCCCCTCGACTGCCTTCGGTCGTTCAATTCGTCTGGAAGCGAGCATGCGCTTCTAAAAGAGCTTTGGACACCGGCGCAAGGGCCTCGCCTCTATTCTGGACGAAGTCGTCCAGCCGCATCTCGGACAACTTCCAAAGCGAGAAGCTCTCGAATTTGTAGGGACAGGAAGCGTCCATCCGATACGGGGCGACGAGTCACGCTCGGCTTCGATAGCCCGGCCGCAGGGGCAATCCCGACGTCGGACACGTGCGGCCGAATTCGAGCGCGACGCACGGGGGAAGGCCGTAAGCGCGCGAAGGAACGCGGCGTGCGCTTTGGTTCGTCCGCGTAAGCT